GTTAACACGAGAAAGTATCACCAACTTTGTAAGCTTACTTACTTAATATAGTAATGTCAAACAGAAGCTTTCAAGCTGAATCTGGGAAAGTCCCAGAAACGGCTCTCAGCGTATCTGAGAGAACATCGGTTTGTCCCACTGATGTTACAGTAAAGGACAGGACAAATACCCTATTGGAGGGCATCACTGACGTACTAGAACACCATGGTGTTGCGTCTGTGGTCCGTGTAGCTCTGAATCTTCAGGTGCACGATTACTTAGATAGTTCTAAGGATGAGACGGTGTGGGGAAAGAAAGCTAAAAGCCTACTTACCTACCCTCTCGCCCTATATCTTCGTAATGAGCCTCCCGCGGAACCGGATTGTGGTTATTTTAAACCATCCGGATTGGTGCGGAGATGGATGAAGTCCAGAATGATCAATTATTGTAGAAAGAATACCCATTTATGGTATTCTTGGCTCCAGTGCAAGAAATGCACACTAGACTCTTCTGAAGAGATAGTGGATCAGGCATATGCTGATCACCGGAAAGTACTTACGTCGATAGATGATGGTGATGATGAGGTTATAGAGTCCATTTTTCAGGATCAAACCTTTATCAACCATCTGAATTCTATTCGAGAAGGTTTGACTCAATTCTATGTCAATGACAAAGATTTTTATGAGTATCAACCGTCGACGAGTGCTTCCTTTGGTTCCACGAGAGGGAATCAGGGGGCCTATGGAGAGCTCTGTAGTCTTGTCGGTAGATCCGACGATATCTATACAGATGATCTCATATCTATGAAATACCTTCCTTTTTCTAATGGTAGATCTTGCCATCAAGTTAAGGAAATTCGTTCCGTCTCTACATCACTTGGCGATGATTGGAAAGAGTGTCTCGAGAGTCAATTCTTCAAAAGAACTCAAGAGATGCTCTCTGCAAAGATACAAGGTATCGTAGAACCAATGAAGGTACGTGTGATTTCGAAAGGTCCCGCTTTTGAATATTATGCGGCAAAACCGTTGCAAAAAGCTCTTCACACCGTGCTTCGGAACATGAGCTGTTATAAACTCATTGGTCGTCCTTTGTGCCCTACCGATTTAATTGATATAAAATCAAAAGCCCTCCCTGATTGGGAATGGTTCTCGGTTGATTATAAAGGGGCAACAGACGGTCTTTCCTGGAAATATTCGGGGAGGATTCTAAAGTATATTATACAAGATTTGTCTCCACGTTACCAGGCTCTTGCCTTAGACGTGTTAGGTCCACACAAACTTGTGTACCCCAACTCAGCAAGAATTGAAAGTGGGAAAATGGAGAAAGGCCAATTAATGGGCTCCATACTTTCATTCCCTATCCTTTGTATAGCTAACTATGGTCTTTATCTCAACGTCACGAAGGAACTCCATCAAGGATGGTCCGACGAAGAACGACAGAATCACTGTCTGATAAATGGTGATGACCAAGTTTATGCTGCCCCCGTCCATTTGTGGACTGATCATATTGAAAAGGGGAAAAAGGTAGGATTGGAGATGACGGTTGGTAAAGCCTATCATCATCCCAGATATGCGAATGCAAATAGCACTTCGATTGATTGCCCAATGGGATCAATACACCCTTACCAGGTGACATATCTGAATACAGGTCTTCTTCGAGGTATCTCGAAGGTCAGGTCTCAAACTGACACTCTAATTAAAGAGAAGAATGTAGTTGAGTTGCTTCCAAAGGTTTTACTAGGAAGTCTTCCAGGTCGACAGTGCCAGCTTCTTAAGAAGTGGTTTTCGATACATAGTTCTGAGACAATCAATAATTGTACTAAGATCAGACTAGGAAGAAGGGATTACTTATACCGTAGTATTTTCATGCCTCAATCTCTTGGAGGTATGGGTGTGGATGCTCCACTTGGGTGGAGGCATTATCGTAGTAAAAGACATATTCTCTACGCATCCACATTTGCAATTAAAATGCATTTATCATCTCAGATACCCCTCCCGGGTTATGAGTTGAAAGATCTCTCTTTGTTTAGAGAGGTTCCCTATTTTAAAGCCCCGGATTTTCCGGTAGAGGCCCAGAGTGTTATAGGTAAATCCTATATTAAGACTCTAAGGGAATGCAACTATCCGATCTACGCGTATTGTCCGCATAGGTATGGTTATTCTCTAAGTTAGAGACTGACAGAATCAGTTATTCATTGTTTCCCAGACCAGTTCATGTCTATAAACCGAATATGGGGTCATTGGAGAATTAAATTAACCAAAACGGTGTTGTGAGGTAGGTACCCATAACTTAATAGTTCCGTGCTAAGACGATCTGTCGGAATGCCGAGAGACTACACGGTTAAGCTAGGTCGGTTCCTTTAAAGTGTTCCTAGTACTCAATGATGTATAGTCCCCGAGTTCATCGGGTATCCCATACAATGAATAACAATAAGAAAAAGTCAGTGACGAAGTCGTCAATAACAAAAGGAAAGTCTACCCAGAATACGTCTGCGAAGGATCTTGCGCAGGCTATCGATAGAGCTCTCGCTTTGCGAGAGAAAAAGAGTAATGGAAAGACTCGTCGATCCGAGCCGTCCCCTCTTGACCGTTCACAGATTGGTGCAGTTGTTCAGACTCGTCTGACACAGCTGGGCATCGGAGAAGTTAAAAGACTCCAGATCGCCTACCCTATGGGGTATACCTTTGTTGGGAATGGTACAGATGGTACAAATAATTCCGTTTATTTTGAAACAGCCTCAGGTACTTATCTGATTGCTGGCACGGGAGCCGCCATATCTGGGATTTTACCCAGTGGTGCAGTTCCAATCGCTCCTAGCGATTTGGATCTTGGTGCATCGTATGTCAATGACTTTACGAAGCACTTCTCACGTGTGCGAGTAAATAGATTACAGGTTCATGTTGACTCCCTGCAACCTTCGACATCCAATAATATGGTTGCCGTTGTTGCCCCGTCTCGTGGATCTGGACTCGGACAACTTTCATACCCTGTTGCTTTTGCAACGGGTTCCATCCAGGCAAACTCCTTTGGTCAGGTCTCGTCTATGCAAGGTGCATTCGCGATCGATTCCTGGGAGAGTAAGTGTGTTGATATAACACGATATATTGCGGGTGGATCTGGACCTCTCCAGAATGAATTTGAGATCGGAGTGATTGCTGCTCAGCAGTATCCGGCACACATCTACAGTACTGCCGCTCCTCCTCTCTCCAGCCTTCTCGGGCTGGTTCCAGCATGTCTTAGCATAGCTGGTAACTCTACGACGGCCGGTTTAGCAGGAACAAGAGTCCACCAAATTTCGATTTCAATTGATATCGATCTCTTGGACTTCCTCGGTGGTTTACCACAACCGTATGCTCTGGGCTAACCTTTTAGTCCTGTCCGTAGTTATTCTCCTTTATTTGCTAAAGTTAAAGAATGTGTTAGGCTATTCTGATGTAAGAACATCGGAGTATGGAATCCACCATCTAATTTAGAGCCTGGAGGTGACACCTGTTTGGGTTCCTTCTCATTGAGATAGACTATCCAGGGTTTTCCACATTAACCTTTCCAACTGCACTTAAAACATTATGATCTAGGAGAGATCTCAGGATTCTTAAGCATCCTGGCCAATATACTTGGGCATCAGAGCTGATCATAGACGAATGTAAATCCCACGATACAGGTAAACTGTAACAACTGGGTCATTCCGAGATATGTGCTCTGTCCTCTAAAGG